CTTTTTGGATCAGGGCAGGGGTTGGTGGTATTGGCGTCTGACATTTCAGTCTCTGCCTCCGCCAGAGAATATCCGATTCTCCATTCCGGCCAGAGCTTTGTCCGGCTCTCAGCCAGCCTGTTTCTCTATAAAGAGTCACCCAAAGCTTCAAGCTTGGATCACTTGGACAAGTGGGGATAAGTCCTTATGTGGTGGGGATATATATAGGACTGCTTTCAGACTTGTCCAAGTGGTTGTTTGGACGTTTCTGGACGTATTTGGATCACCGATAACTTCAAATTGAGCCGAATTGGGACTGGTTTTGGACTTTGCGGTTTTGCCTCGTCAATGGCGAAGATCAAAAAGCCGCAACTGAAGTGACAAAACCCCAATCAGAAATGCATCGTCCCCCTGATCTGCGTCTAATATCTGGACGTCAAAGTCCAAGTTAAATGGTTGCAAAATAACTCTGCTATTCTGTGGATCGAGGATGATCTTCTTGAGAGTGACTCCGTCTCCGGCTCTTACCGCACCCACTTTTCCGTTGGCATATTCCCAGTCGTAGGTCTGCATGAGCAGCACGATGTCCTCGTGCATGATATTGGGTTCCATGCTATGGCCGTTAACCCGGAAAGCCATGTATTTATCAGTGTTCCCGGGTACGAGGTTTCTCGGAATCTCCACGCTCTCGCCCAAACGCCGGAAGTCCTCGATGTGCTCTCTCGGTCCCGCGGAAATTTCGCCAAGAATATTGAAGTTCACGGTGCGTGTATAATCTATTGTAGGCGCTTCAATTAGCCCGGTAGCGCTGTCGACCAGCTTCAAGCGTTGCTCCAATCTTTCCTTCATCCAGCCATCGAAATCCTTCACAATTTGCATGGTACCCTCGCCAGTGAGCAACCAATTTACATTCACTTGAGCCTTGGCTAAGGCGATCAAAAAGTTGGGTTCCGGGACCCTGAGGCCAGCTTTGTAACGGGATAAAGTAACGGGTGAGAGATTAAATTTTTCAGCGAATTCGTAGTTCTTTAACCTCATCATTTTCATTACTTTTAACAGTCGATCTCCAATCTCCTTGGTGGCCATAATCACTCCTTTTGTATAAGATTGTCATTGACAATTACCATGCGGTTATCACAATAGCTACGGAACACGTTAAATGTTCCCCATAGATGTGTCAATGATAATTTTAAAGCAAGGTGATTCTCAATGGCATTCGTGCCGGCAAGATTGGAGCTCTTAAAATACTCGGCGGATTCTTCCGCCGGAGCGCAGAAAGGACTTCCCAAGAACTTGCTGGTATGGAAGTTAGCACCCTAACGATTACCGTTAAGGAGGTAAGAATGAGCCAGCCAAAGCGGATTCAAAGCAGCTGTACAGACTGCCCCGCGAAAAATGTCCAAGTGGTTTTATCAGACCAACCAGTTGGACAAAACAGTCCCCGGCTCTGGCTGCGTATAGCTTCCGACCAGAATGTCACTGCACTTTGTGGATTTTTGTCCAAGTGCTCCGAAAATTGTCCAAGTGGTTCCCTAATTTGTCCAAGTGGTTTTGAGAATGGGACTGGGAATTGTCCAAGTGGTTTTTCGGAAAAATGTCCAAGTGGTTTTCTGAATCTGGAAGGTTACGCAATGGAGAAGGAAGTTCAAGTATTATGGTTACCCCTCGCCCGGGTAGCAGCCCTGTATGGCAAATCGGTTAAGACCATCAGGCGGATGGTCGCAGACGGATCGTTTATCGCAATCAAGCGCATTGTTGAGAGCGGCAGTTACCGCATCAGCAAGCTGTTTATCGCCTCAGGCCAGGAGTTGGCAGATCTGGATAAGGCATATTGCCGCAAGCGTGGCGAACTGCCAGTCTATCTGGAGAAGGAGCGCATCCTGCTGGATGGATGCCAGCCCAGTTGTCTGTTCGTCATCGCATATTCAAAAGATAAGAAGGTGGAGCATGGACAAGACTGACATCTATGATCAGATCGACTGGGACAACTATGCCAAGAACTATGGCGAGTTGTTCGCGGCAGTCAAAGCCGGCAGTCAGATCATGATCATCCCTCACGATTCCCCGACAGGAGAACCGGTTCCCCTGGAACTGGTAACCAAGTTCAACAAGGAGAGGACTGAACTTCCCATATGTAAGGAAGATGAGCCTCAAGCAATCGAACCGGTATCGATAACTGAGCAGATAGAAGCTGCAGCAGCCCTGATCGAAACCGATGAACCTCAAACTGACCTGGATATGGCTCCCCAGGATAAGGAACTGCTCAGCTGCATGACTGAAGCGCAGCTGCTCTCCCAGTTCTGTGAAACAGCCATCTCAAGGGTAAACGATTCCGAAGCCAAGTTAGAAGCCTGGAATCACATCGCTATTGACTACAATCTGGGATTGCTGGTTCCGGAGCTGTTCCAGATCAGGGGTAAGCGCACCGAACGCTCCCTGCGTAAGTGGGTGGATGCCTATCTGGAAAGCAACCGGGACATGTTCGCCTTGATCCACAAAAGCAAGAACCAGACACGAGGCCGCAAGGTGACCTACCTGGAACAGCACTTCCTGATGAAGCTGCTGCTCTCGCCTCAGAAGATCAAGATCGGCTCGGCAGTGGCTACTGTGAAGGCCTTCGCCAGACTCGGCAATCTCGAGTCACCCAGTTCGGTGCCTACCCTGAAACGCTGGTGCAAGGACTATAAACAAAACAACCTGGCGGTCTGGACTCAAGCCCGGCATGGCAGTAAAGCAGTGGCGGAAGAGATCGTTAAAACGATCAAGCGGGATAATGACCTGCTCAAGGTCGGCCAAGTCTGGGTAGCCGATGGACATACTCTCTCCTTCGATATCATCAGCCCCAAGACCGGGAAGCCGCTGCGGATGACCATGATCATGGTGATGGACTGGGCTTCGAGATATCCGGTGGGAGCCTCACTCGCCTATACCGAGGATAGCCAGCACATCCAACTGGCCTTCCGCAATGCCTTCCTCAATTATAAGGGAGTACCCGAGGCTGTCTACCTGGATAATGGCAAGGCCTTTAGATCTAAACTATTCAATGAGAAGTGGGAAGGGCATGACCTCTCCAGTGAGTTATCGGGCATCTTCCCCAGGCTGGGCATCAATGTGGTCTTCGCCGAGAGCTACAATGCCAAAGCCAAGATCATCGAGCGGTTCTTCCGGACCTTTCAGGAACGCTTTGAACGCTTCATCACCAGCTTCCGGGGAGCATCGGTGGCGGACAAACCCTCCACGCTAATGCGCAACGAAACCTGGGCAAGAAAGATGTATGAGTCCAAGCCGCCTACATTGGAGGAAGCGATGCGGATGATCGGCTTCTATGTCCGCTATATGTATGGTGAAGAGCCTCACAGTGGACTGGGAGGCAAGACTCCTTGGCAGGTATTCAGCTCCTCGCCAGTGCCTGCAGAGCGCAAGATCAAACCCGACCGCCTGAACTTCCTGATGCTGACAGCAGTACGCAAGACACTGCGTAACAATGGCATCGTGCTCAATAAGATGCAGTACTGGAGCATGGAGTTGATCCAGCACATGGGCAAGGAAATCCTGATCCGTTACGATCCCTCCGATGCGAGATGGGTACTGGTCTATGACCTCCAGGACAACTACATCTGCCAGGCAGAGCTACGCAAGGCAGTCGATCCCTTCATCCATCTGGATCTGGAGAATCCGGTCTCGGTAGCCGAGGTCAAGAAAGAATACAAGGCCATCAAGCGGCATCAGCGGCTGATCGCCACCCGCACCAGATTAACGCTCAAACAGACCCAGGAAGTGGTCGATGCCTACATCAAACCACTCATTCTGGCACAGGGCGAAGAGAATCCCACGTTCATCCAGCCGCCTGCCATCGAAGCACCCCAGCCGGGACCCGAGCAGGTGATGGAAGTACTGGAGAAACAAGCGATGCAAAACCTCCCCAACCGCCTCGAAGAGAACAATCCCAAACCAGAGGATGAGGATGATGATGGGGAGATCAAACCCAGAGTAAAGACCTATGAAGAGATGCTCAGATTCATAGGCATCAAATAATGGAGGATACCAATGAAACAGAACCAACTGATCAAGATCAGCAACGTAGTAGAAGCCGACCAGTGCATCAACTACCTCATCAACCGCCCCCAAACTGAAATGGTGGGCTTGGGTTTACTGTATGGCAGACCCGGCCTCGGCAAGACCGCCTTTGCTCAACGCACCGCCTTCCAGCGTGGTTACATCTATCTGAGACTGGAAGCCTTTACAACCGCCAAGACCTTCTCGGTCAAGCTGCTGACCACCTTGTACGAGCACTTCAGCATCAATGATGTGGTCCCCACCGGAACAACCGACAATGTCTTCAAACTCTGCATTGAGATCCTGGAAGATCATCCTGAAACGGTGATCATCATCGATGAGATCGACTATGCCTACAAGCACCCTAAGCTCTTGGGCTCAATCAGGGATATCGTCGATGAGACTCTAGTGATCGTGATCCTGGTAGGCATGCAGACTGCCCGGGATCACCTCTCCCGGCTCAATGAACACTACTTCGACCGCTGCAACGCCTTCGTGGAATTCAAGCCTGCCACCAAAAAGGACATCAGACTGATCGCCCATGAGATCATGGAAATCCCCGTCACCGACTTGATGGTCACCCAGATCTATGAGAACTGCAGGGGTAACCTGCGTAAGGCCATCAAGATGATGTACTCCCAGGAAACTAATCAGATGGGCATGGTGGATAAACCAAGTAACGTGATCGATCTGGAGAAAGCGAAATGACGGCTCCCGAACTGATCCAGAACTTCGTGAGATATTATCGAAAGCCCTTCTCGACCGAGACAGTCGCCTCCTTCACCGCAGTGCAGGTGGAGGAGGTGCAGCCGGTGCTGACAGAACTGGCTGGTAGCGGTATGATCAAAGAGCTCTGCGAGGGTATCTATGTCAAGGCTAACCGCCACAATCCCAATCTCTGCTATGGCCTCAAAGGTACCTGGAAATTCAATCAACAAGCAGCCAAACAACTCCTGAATCTGATCGAGCAAGGAGGCTATACTTCGATCCGGAAAATCGCAGTAGATTTTAAGCGCAGCCGCCAGTGGGTCTTTGTCTATCTCGAAGCTCTGGCCTCCATTGATGCCATCGGCTACGATAGAGCCTATTACGTCAAATCCAGAGCCCGGCTCAAGGACCTGGGAAAAGTGATCAAGAAAGGCATCCTGGGAGAACTCAATCCCAGGCGTAAGTACCCCGATCGTCCGACTGCGGAAGAGAAGAAAGCCGATGCTGCGGAACGCAGAAGGCTCAGGCAGGAACGAGACGCTGCCTTGGCTAAAGCCAGAGCGGAGTTCAGAGCCTACAACGAAGCCAAAAAAGCCGAGTGGGAAAAGATACAGACCTTTCGTAAGCACGTCCTGGCCTTAAGCAAGATCATGGCTGAAGACTTCAGGCAGAGATACTCCAAGCAAAACTACTCCAATTAAGAAGAGAGGGCATTCTATGGATCAGGAACTGAGAGAACGAAAACTACGTCAACAGATTCACGGCCTGCGGGTTAAGAAGTTCCACTGGCCGTTGGACGCATTCAAGTTCATCATGAACGGTATGGGCTATGGCGATTCGCTATCAGCTCTATCCGAAGATAAGCTGCTCGAGTTCAAGGCCATCATGCTCAAGTATCGCAGACATGGCCGCCCTCTCGAATACAACTACGATAAGCAGGGCAAGTACATGCACGCCCTGATGAAACAAGCCGGCTGGACCGAGTCCCAGCTGCGGGCATTCATGATCAGTCACTTTTCCAAAAGCCACTGGAACCTGCTCAACAAGAAGGAGCGCAGAGCGGTTATTGCTATGTTCCAGTCCTACATCAAGAAACAAGAGATCAATCAATCTCCAAATAAACCAAGCGATCCTAAGGAGGATTCAAATGAGTAAAGCGAGCACACCCGTCAAAGAACGCACCTTAACCGACGCTCAAGGTAGGGAATTCCCAGTCAAGGTGCTGCACACCGAAATAGTGGAAAAGGACGCCGCAGTCAAGAAAGCGATGGACTGCGCCATCAAACTGCAAGAACGTATCATCTCCGACAAACAGAAGCTGATCCAGACCATCGAGAAGTATCTGAATGACGCGGCTCGCAGGAATAACCTCGAGTGGAAAGGCAACGCCCTGCTCATCAGCTTTGATGAGAAGTACCGGGTCGAGATGCGCTTCCGGGAGAAGATTCAATTTGGCATTGAGCTGCAACTTGCCAAGCAGAAGATCGATGAGTGCATCAAAGCCTGGTCAGCCGACTCCAATGATAACCTCAAGGCTATCGTCAACGATGCCTTCCAGTTGGACAAGCATGGTCAGCTTGCCCGCTATCGCATCTTCGCCCTGCGTCGCTTCAAGATCAAGGACCCGGTCTGGAAAGAAGCGATGGAACTGATCGATAAGGCTATCCTGGTCACTTCCACCAAGCAGTACATCTCGTTTGCGGTGAGAGACGAAGCCGGTAACTACAACAAGATCGTGCTGAACTTCAGTGCCCTGTAATTCTGTCGCATCCTATACCAGCAGATTTTGACGGAATAAAGGGAGCTACAGATGATGACCGCAGAAATGACCCAAGAATCGAGGTAAACGTGAAGAGTTTCAAAGACCGCTACTATAGACCGGATGAGATCGCCGACGTGCTGAACGTCGCCCGCTCCACCGTCTATCGTATGATTAGGGACATAGCCGATCCTCTTCCCGCTTACCGCATCAATGACAAGGGCCCCTTACGGGTTCATGGCAAAGACATTAACAAATATCTGGTAAGTCACAAGGTAAGACCTGAATATGAGTAACGCACTGGAGTTCCGCATCAAGCGGGACAACTGCAAGGAAGCCTATCTGAACGGCAAGACCGAACCCACTGAGCTGGCGGTGATCTTCGGAGTATCCGATATCACCGTCCGCAAGTGGATCAAGTCCGGCAAGTGGGACGAGATGTTCAAGGAAGAGCGCAAGCTCGACCATGAGATCAACTTGGCTCGCAAGAAGGCACTCATCCAGGCACTGCGTGAATATGCCAAGAATCCGGCAGACACCGCTCTGCAGAGCCTTGTAAGCCTCATAAAACAGAACCAGAAAGACTCCGAACCTGCCAAGGAACTGAACGACTACATCGTGCGCTTCCTGGATCAGGTGACCGACTTCATGATCGAGAAAGGACATGCGACCCTGCTTAAGCAGTTCCAGGGTGTTGTCCTTGACCTTGCCGAGTACTTAAGAGTTAGAAATGGATAGATATACAGCCACGGACATGGTTGCCTCCAAACCTACACATCAGCCCACCCTCCAAACCCTCCAAGCCTACAGAACAGCGGAGCCGTTGCCTCCGGCTCCGCTGAACCTTCCGGAAAACCCACAGCCTCCAAGCCAACAGCCCGACATGGTCAGTCCTCCGACCTCCGGGTCCCCGACGTCCGTCCCCCTGGGCGTCGGGGGGTTACCCGGTTATGCCTAAGAAGTTCATTCAGCGGCATAACAAGGCTCTGACGGAGATCGCATCCAAAACGATCTCCGTCTTGCCTTTTATAGACGATAATCCAGAAGCAAAGACTGAACGGATAAGACGCGCCACATCAGAGGGCTGGGATGCTTTCTCGTTCTTCTGCCATACCTATTTCCCGCATATCTTCCCACTACCTTTTTGCCCAGCACATGAGACTATGTTTGATGAGACTGATAAGAGATCAGGCATCATCGGCATAACAGGTTTTCGTGGGCTGGGCAAAACGGTACTCATGGGAGTAGTCTATCCCATCTGGAGAATCATCAAAGGTGAACGCTACGTAATCCATACTGCTGCAGACGTAGATCTGGCTCAGGAGCGCACCGCTTTCACTTTGCATGAACTGCAGAACAATAAGCGGCTCACGATGGACTATCCAGATCTGCAGCCAATGGATGCCTTTGATCTGGACTTCTATCTCAAGAACAAGGCCAGGATCAGAGCACGTTCTATCAAGCAGAGTCATAGAGGAACTATCAATCCCAAGACTGCCAAGCGGCCCGGACTGATCGTCTGTGATGATATCGATAAAGAAGAGAACATGGGTAACCAGTCCATCGGTAAACGTAGGATGGAGAAGATCACCCAGGAGCTTGCCGGAGCACTCTCACCTGAGGGAAATGGCAAGATCGTCTGGCTCGGTAACCTGGTACATCCCAATTACTCCATCTGCCAGTTTCAGGAGCTCATATTAGGCGATTTACGAGCAGATAATCCAGAATTAGACGTTACCTGCCAGATTGCATTAAAGACCCACCAAAAGGCGATATTGCGCTTCTCTCTCGAAGATAGGCAGGGCAAGTCCATCTGGGAGGAGCAATACCCAACCAGTACCTTGCCAAACCTGCGAGCTAAGTTCGGTCATACCGGATATCAAAGGGAGATGCTAGGACAGCCGGTAATCGAAGGGAACATCTTCAAAAACCACTGGTTCACCAAGTATAGAATCCTGCCTGAACCCTCCCAGATGAAGCGGGTCTGGCTCTATGCCGATCCTGCCTGGGGAGAGAAGGGCTGTTACAAGGCTGTCATCTCCATAGGCTATGATGGTAATCGCTTCTACGTGATCCACGTCTGGATACGTCAGACTGAGAATACCAAGTTCTTCAGATATTACTATGATGCCTATCAGGAGCTTGATCGAATCTACAGGTTTAAAGCCAGGGCAGCAATAGAAACCACTTACGGACAGGCTCGTATCCTGGCTGACTTCGACAGATGGGCTACTGATAACCATCTCCCTCCAATGAGTCATCGCATTAAGCGTATAGACAATAAAGACAACAAGAACCTCCGCATCGAGAGAACCGAGACCATCATTGAGACTGCCAAGGTGCTCTTTCCGGAGGGACAGGATACTCCTACCCTGATCTCCCAGTTCCTTACCTATCCTGATGGCTATATCGATGGCTGTGATGCTCTGGCAGGCTGTCTGGAACGCTTCTCCGAATACGATATTGGCAGGAACAGAGTCAAGGTCCGAAGGTTCAGCTTCTAATGAACTACTATGATCAGCTAATGCTTGAGTACTATAGGGTCTTGAATAATGCCTGGAAAACCGAGATCAGAGATGCTACCCGACTTGCCATCCAGATGCTGAGTGACAGGCCAATAGCCGAGAAGATCAACAAGAACTCCATAGATAAGCTTATGGGCATCATTAACACCCAGTTGGGAGATGACTTCGCAGCACTGGTCAATGAGCCCACCAAAGCGATAATAGACCGTTGTGTGCGGCTCGGACTGAGGGACACTCAAGTGCAAGCCCCCACCAAGACCAGCATCGGACTCTGGGGCATTGAAGATCAACACCTATCATCCACAATCCAGAAGCAGCAGTTGTTCTGGATCGGGAATCACTTTGAAGCCGATGTCCGGCAGAACTTTGCAGACACACTCTCCAAAGCCATCGAGCAGGGCTATACTAAAGAGATGCTGGCTGATACCCTCAAAGACCAGTTCAATGATCTCACTAACCGCTCATCCCACTACTGGCAGGGACTGGCAGAGCATACAGCACTAAGAATCAGGGAATTCGGCAGGCTACAAGGCTACAAGAAAGCTAAAGCCAGATACTACAAGCTGGTGGTGATCCTGGATGACCGTACCAGTGACATCTGCCGGGCATTGGCTGCCCAGGATAATATCTATCCTCTAAACGATGCTCTGGAAGTGATGGATAACCTGATGGCTCTGGATACCAAGACCAACAGCCTGGATGATGCCAGGGAATACATCAAGGCACTCGCACCCTGGATCAAAGATGATCAGATCGAATACGATTCAGAGATGAACCCGATAGGTGTTTCCGGAGCGCATACACCATTCCCTCCGTTTCATTGGAAGTGTAGGACGACGACAGTAGTTATATGACTTGATCTCTATAGAATTTTAACAGGGCTAACAAAGAATCTTCACACTGACTTAGCTCTTTCTGAAACTCGGGATTTGATATATCTGTCACGATATTTTCTTTTTTTAAGTCTGCAGTAAGGCTATACTTCTTCCAAGTTTTATCCAATGCTTCCAATGTATTGAATGCATTATTGATCAGGGTGTCATTATTAGCGAAGATATGCTCATAGATTCCGAATTGCCAACGCTTTAGTTCTCGATATGATTCCCAATATACTTGTTCGAACTGATCATACGAAGTATGGATTTTTGCGACAAACAGCAGTTTAGATTGGAGACCTGTTAATAGTGTTAGTCTTTCTTGGAGTTTTACTTGATGCTTCATAGCTTCATCGTTCATACGAGATTGATATAGCCATATTTTGATATTTGCTAAAGAAAACAGCAACATCGATAAACCACCGACTAAAGAACCGAAGCTACCCCAATCATTGTGGTCATTTGATAAGTTCCCTCCAAATGTCACAACATAGCATGACATAATAATCACCAATGCCAGGGCAGTAATAACAAAAAAAACTAAAACGGTTCGTTCCATTTTCCCTCCTAACTTTATTCAGAAATCTGTTTAAGCATATAGTTCATTTTCAGCGATTCCGTGGAAGCATCGTACACGCTGCTGACTATACAGGTTATATGATAGTAATGCTTCAATTTTAACTCTGTTATGGTCGTTAACAAGTCTTCAGACCATTTTACTACAATGGGTTTCGTGGAGCCTGATTGTAAAAACTCTATCCTTTTCTTATATATCGATATACCACCTAGTTCCCCGAACAAAGTAACAGTCTCATCAGGTATAGTCTTTCTAGTTTTGATAAAATTACTAATATATCTTGCCCTCTCACTAGTCACCTTCAGAGACTTATGTCCCTTAGATTGGAAAGGAGAAATCCAATCAATAATAATATCATTCCCATTCGAGTATATCGATTCATAGAACTTATTAATTGCCGAAATTGTCTCTCTTTGCCGGTGTTGGTCATGAAAAACTGAGATTAGATCATCCTTTTCATTGAGGGCTTCCGTTAGGATCATGAACTCATTTATAACCTGTTCAGTCTTATTCATATCACTGACCAATTCACCCATATCTATCTGATCTACCTGTTTGGACGTGAACACAAGCCCAAATGATTGATTTACTACGGCTCGAAGCTCCAAATCTGGAGGAGTATAATATGTTAGTTCTTTTTTAGACAAAGCATCGAAGACACTGGAAAGAGCATTAAAACATTTTGCAATTGAAAAGAGTCACTGAAATCTGCAAATTGGGTCACCGAAAACTGCAAATTCCAAAATAGATACAAATCCAAGACTCTAAATACTACCTAACGAAACACGTACTGGTATATTGCATATATCATTACGGGAATTGTTATCTTGATTTGAAGCTGATTATAGTGACA